AAAAATGACCAGCACCCCCGCACCCCAAGATAACCCGTTTCTGGCGCTCATGCGTCGCTATCGTGATGATCCTGTACGCTTTGCCGAGGAGGTCATTGGCATCGAGCCTGACGAGTGGCAGGTCGAGCTGCTGGACGCCGTCTCCGCGCCTGCCATACGCCGCGTGAGCGTGCGCAGCGGCCACGGCGTTGGCAAAAGTACCGGCGTCGCCATGGCTGCGCTGTGGCATGTGTTGATGCGCGTGCCGAGCAAGACGGTTGTCACGGCCCCCACCAGCGCGCAGCTATTTGACGCGCTGTTCGCTGAGATGAAGGCATTGGCCAAGAGGCTGAAGCCGCCGTTTAATACGCTGCTGGAGGTGAAGTCTGATCGGATCGAGCTGAAGAGCCACCCCGAAAGCACGTTCATAAGTTGCAGGACGTCACGGGCGGAGCAGCCCGAGGCTCTGGCCGGTGTTCACAGCCCGTCGGTGCTGCTGCTCGCTGACGAGGCCAGCGGGATACCCGAGGCGGTGTTTGAGGCTGCCAGCGGGTCGATGTCCGGCCACACGGCGACGACGGTGCTGACGGGCAACCCCACGCGTAACACGGGGTTCTTCTACGAGACGCACAACCGGCTGCGCGATGACTGGCACACGATGCATGTTTCATGCGTGGACAGCCCGCGCGTCAGCGAGGATTTTGTTGAGGATATGCAGCGCCGCTACGGCATCGATAGCCCCGCCTACCATGTGCGCGTGCTTGGCAATTTCCCGCCGTCCGAGGAGGACACGGTGATACCTGTCTCGCTGATCGAGGCTGCCATGGCCAGCGACGTGCGTGTGCATGAGAACACGGCGAGCATATGGGGATTGGACGTCGCGCGTCAGGGCGGCGATGCGTCTGTCTTGGCTAAGCGTCAGGGGCCGGTCGTGCATCCGCTCAGCGTGTGGCGTAACCTCGATTTGATGCAGCTCACGGGTGCCGTGAAGGCGGAATATGACGCGCTGCCAGCGGATAAGCGCCCGCAGGAGATCATCGTGGATAGCAACGGGTTTGGCGCGGGCGTGCTGGATCGGCTGCGTGAGGTGGGGCTTCCGGCGCGTGGCTTGAACGTGTCGGAGCGCGCCGCCGCCAATCAGACATATGTGAACCTGCGCGCTGAGCTGTGGTTCAAGGCGAAGGCGTGGCTGGAGGGTATGGATGTTAAGCTGCCGCGTGACGACGCGTTATATGCTGAGCTGGCAGCGCCGCGATATCACTTCACGTCAAGCGGCAAGATGCAGGTCGAGAGCAAGGACAGCATGAAGAAGCGGCGCGTTGCCTCGCCAGATCGCGCCGACGCCGTGTGCCTGTCATTGGCGACAGACCACACGGCGATGCATTTTGGTTCCAAGGTTGGCGGGTGGGGCGCGCCCCTTCGCAGGGGCATACGCGGGGTCGTTTAGGCTTTGTGCTCCTCGATGGATTGCAGGCTGTCGAGGACGTCGTACCATGAGTAGTGGCACGAATACTCGACCACGCCTTCGTCGACATATTTGTCGGCGCCGTCGATCCAGTATGTGTACTGGCGGCTGCCGTCGAAATATGTGTCGTATTCCATTTCGATAGTGAAGCCGAGCTTGGCGGCCAGACGCTTTGCCTTAGCGCGGTCGCTGTCGGCAGGCTGCGCTGCGCGCTTTGGCTTGGCCGCTGCCATGGGCTTGGTGATCGCGCCCATTGAGTGCAGCTCGATCACCTCGGCGACGCGTGCGCGGCGCTTGACGCGCTTGTCGCGGATCGATGTGGGATCGCCGAGGATGCCACACACGATGCGGCGGCCTTGCACAAGCTGCCAGTGCCATCCCGCGACGATCAGGAATACGCGGTCGGCGGTGCGCTGCTTGACGGTGTGTTTGAGCCACGCCGCCAGCGTCGGGCCTTTGCTGCGGCCCAGCGCGAGGCCGAAGCTTTCGCGCTTGCTATCGACGTTGCACATTTCGAGGGAGCGCGTCACCTCCCAGACAGAAGAGCCTTTGATAGACTTGCGCCCGCTGACGTGGCGGATCAGGCGTGCAGCCTCGCCAGTGGTCATGCCTGTGATGGCGCTGATGACGGCGGGGCCGCAGTAGCGGTTTTTATCCGCTTTGGTTTCGCCGTGGTTGATTGATTTGATTTTAAGTTTGGTCATGTTGCCCTCCCGAGCGTTGCGGAGCCGAAGCCCCTGTTGATTAAAATGGCACGTCTGATAAACGCGGGTCGCCTTTAAATACTGGCAGGCCGTCACGGAAGCAGTCGATTAGCGTGCAGGCGTTAATGTGTCTAAAAGAAACTGGCTGCGAAAGCTCGCTTACCTCAATCATCATTTCGTCGTAACGCGCCTCTGCGTCTGTGTATGTCGCCAAAGAGTTTGCTTCAAAGTTAATGTAATTAGTCATGTCGTCCTCCTGATTGCTTATACCTTAAGTTAACACAATGTTAACATAGATGCAACCCCCTAAATGCAGCTATTTGCATTTTTTCTGAAAAAAGTTTACCTTGGTCTTGCTCAGAGTGGTTTCGACGTCCACGTCTGTACCTCAAGCGGGTTTTCCTCCCTGTGCCCGCGCAACTTGAACCCCGCGAACGCCCTCCCAGCGCGCGGGGTTCCTTTTTGGCGTTTTAATGTTATTATATCGCAAGATATTATGGAGATTGTGATGCCCAATGTAGGTGGTAAAAAGTTCCCTTACACAGCCGCAGGCAAAAAGGCTGCAGCCGCTGCGATGAAAAAGAAGAAGAAGAAGAAGTCGAAGCAGTACGGCACAACGACGAAGCGGAAGATGCCCGCGCGCAAGAAGTGATGTGGACGGCGCTGCTCTTGCTTTGCAGCGTCGAGGGTAACTGCTTTGCGTTTGGCAGCTCAGTGATGCAGAGCGAGAGCCAGTGCATACAGTCGATCCCGAATGGGCTGGAATACGCGCGGCAGATGTTTCCTGCGTACCGCGCAACAGATTATCAATGCGTCCAGTGGGGCGAAGGAGCGTAGATGGCTAAGACGGGTTTATATGCGAACATCCACGCGAAGCGTAAGCGCATCGCGGCGGGTTCAAAGGAAAAGATGCGCAAAGCTGGCAGCAAGGGCGCGCCTACCGCCAAAGCGTTTAAGAAGGCCGCGAAGACCGCGAAGAAGCCTGCGAAGAAAAAGTAATGGCGACCAAGCGCAAATCAGGCCCAAGCCTATCTGTTGGGCGCGGCGAGAAGCTTTCGGTGAAGCGTGGCGGCGGTTTAACCGCCAAGGGGCGCGCGAAGTACAACAAGGCGACCGGCAGCAAGTTAAAAGCCCCCGCGCCAAACCCCAAAACGAAATCAGAGAAAGCGCGTAAAAAGTCGTTCTGCGCCCGCTCACGCGGCTGGACGGGTGAACGCGGCAAGGCAGCACGCAGAAGGTGGAAGTGTTAAGATGGATACGATGGAGCTTAGAACGCAATACGCAGAGCTAACTGGCGACGATAAAAACGCTTTCGCCATGCGCCAAGACGGGCCGGAGGGGTTTCTGTACTCCGACGCTACGATTGCGCGCGCTCTTGACGAGTTTTCACGCCTTTACGGCGATCCATACACCGCTGACGCCAATCAGGCGGTGGCAACGCAATTATTCGAGGGAATGGGGCCGCGTGTCGGCGCATCCCTGTCGCAATCGGCCTCTAGGATGCCCACGCCGCAAAAATCTGCCATGCGGTCGCGCGGCTTATTTGACGATGCCATGGAGCTGGCGAAGCAGGAAGATTACGGCCAATCCGCTAAGTTTGGTGCGCGCGCTCTTGGAGAGGCATTGCTTGGCGATCAGCGCAGCCGAGTGGGCGGCATGACCGGCGTGATGTCTGGCCTTCTTGATTACTTTAGGAACCGCTGATGGCCACCGCCGCAGAGTTAAGACGCCTACGCGAAGAGCAGAGCATATTTGCGCCTCTGTATAAAGCGGCACGCCAGCAGCAGAGCGAGCTGGCTGCGCAAGGCCGCCGCCCCGTGTTTGGCGGGCTGCTGTCGAAGGAGCCAGTGTACGGCACAGACACGCTGCGGTATGAAGGTATTGGCAACATGCTTGCGGGGCTGCTTTCGCCCGCTGCCAAAGCCGTTGACGCGCCGATCTCCGCATACCGCGGCACGATCCCGCAGGAAGACATGATAAGCGAAGCGCTTGGCGTTGGGGGCTTAGCCATGGCGGGCGGCGGCGCTGTTGGCGTTCCGCGTGGCGCTGTGGGCGCGAATGCTGCCGACTTGCGCAGGCAGGCAAATATAGATCGCTTTGGCTACGACCCGAATGAAGCGCCGAAATTGTCTGGTTTTGACGCATATTTAAGGCGCGTAAATCCGAGCGATAAACGAATCCCAGAAGAAAACAGGCCCAACTTGATGATGGGCGACATGTACGGCATGCTTCCGCGAGACGCTGAGTATGTTTCAGATATTGGCGCTGCTGAAATTTATCGCACGCCAGATGGAAGTTACTACGCAACAGCTTACAACCCAGACTTGGGCGAAATGGATGTCGTTGGCTATGCTATTAAGGGCGACAAAGAAACTGATCTTCAAGTTGTCTCAGAGATGCAGGGGAAAGGCATAGGCGGCGAGCTTCAGTATTTATTTCGCAAAGAAAACCCCGACGCGCCCACAGGCGGGCTGACAGAGGCCGGAAAGGCGTCGCTGTTAAAAACGTATAACAAGTTGCGCGATGATGGCGTTGTGGCCGCCAACGCCTCCAAGTCTGCTGGCTTGCTGACGACGGCTGCGTCTGAAGCGCAGGACATGGCCAAGCGCATTCTGGATCTGCGCGCACAGGGCCGCGCGTCAGAAGTGACCGACGAGATGATGGAGCAAGCAGATCCGCAGTATATGTTTGCGAATACGCCGCTGCCGATGGATGAAGCATCGCGGATAGCGCGTGCCGAGGCCGCTGGTTTTGACGTTGGTAATCCCGTCTTTCATGGGGGCGCAAGCGGCATAAAGGCTATGGACGCAGATGTGTCAGAAGGCAAAGACTTTGATACGGGCGTTTGGACAACGAGCGACAGATATAACGCAAATAGGTATGCGGGAAGTAGGACGGAAGGCGCTCCTAAAATAAACGATCAGCAAAACTGGTCTATTTATGACGACAGAGGGTCTGTATATCCCCTTTTAGCGAAAACGTCTGGATATGGCGAAACTAACTTTAGAGGCAGAAATTGGGGAGACGCTCCAGAAGGCGCTATCATTAGAGGCGGCGGCCAACCATCTCAGCGTATTTCAGAAGTGCGAGAAGATTGGCGCGCATGGCCTTATACATCTGAAGCCGTTAGAGCCGCAAGAGACACAGGTAGAAGCGGCTTGGTAATTAAGGATGTCGTAGATATAGGGCCAAACTTCCCGCACAAAGACCACATTGGCCTTGGCAGCGAAATCTCGGACGACGTTGTTGCGATTGACCCGTCTACACTCCGCTCACGCTTCGCCCGCTTTGATCCTGAGTTCGCCCACCTGAGCAACCTGTCTGCCGCCAACGTATCTCCTATTGGTGGCCTTTTGGCGCAATCTGGCGCAAACCAGCAGTCTGGGCCTGTCGCGCCAAATCTGATAGACGAATACCTTAAATCCCTGCAAGCCCGCCGATAAAGGACACCGAAATGGAAAACGAGATCAACGACCTAGTCAACGAGTTGGAGCAGGAAATCGACCCCAACGTGATGAGCGACGACGAGCTGCAGGGCATCGTCGGCAAAGAGATCGACGACGCGATTGACTACATCGACAACAACATCTCGCCGATCCGCGCGCAGGCGACCGAGTATTATCGGGGCGAGCCGTTTGGCGACGAAGAGGACGGGCGCAGCCAAGTGGTCAGCATGGACGTGCGTGACACCGTGCAGGCCATCCTGCCGTCGCTGATGCGGATCTTCCATAGCACCGACAACACCGTCGAATACGCGCCGCAGGGGCCGGAGGACATCGCTGCGGCGGAGCAGGCGACCGACTACGCGAATTTCATCATCAACCGCGATAACAACGGCTTCTTGGCTATGCACTCCGCGTTCAAGGATGCGCTGATCCGCAAGGTTGGCATTCTCAAGTGTTGGTGGGATGACCAGACCACGATTGACGCCTACAATTACACTGGCCTCGACGACAACGCGCTGGCGGCGCTTGCCGCTGACCCCGACGCCATGATCACCGTGCAGGCGTCTATGCCTGTCGGCGAGCCTGCGCCAAACCCCATGACGGGTGAGATGCTGCCGCCTCCGATGATGCACGACGTGCGCGTGGAATATACGCGCCCCGATGGACGCGTTAAGCTGGAGGCTGTGCCGCCCGAGGAGCTGCTAATCTCCCGCGAGGCCAAATCTATCGCGGAAGCAGATTACGTCGCCCACAGGCGCATTGTGACAGTCTCAGAGCTGGTTGCGATGGGATATGACTACGACGAGGTCGCCAGCATGTCATCCGCGTATGACGACATGAACACCAACGTCGAGCGTTACACGCGCAACCCCGCGCTGACCAACGAGATGAACGAGCGCAACGATCCGGCGATGCGTAAGGTGCTGTACGTCGAAAACTATATCCGCGTTGATTATGACGGCGACGGCATCGCGGAGCTGCGCAAAATCTGCACGGCGGGCGACGGCAACAAGATACTGAACAACGAGCCGATTGACATGGCCCCCTTCGCCACGTTCTGCCCAGACCCAGAGCCGCACGACTTCTTCGGCATCAGCGTCGCGGACACCGTCATGGACATCCAGCGGATCAAGTCTGTCATCATGCGTAACACGCTGGATAGCTTGGCCATGTCCATACACCCCCGCGTGGCTGTCACAGAGGGCATGGTGAATCTCGACGACGTTATGAACACAGAGGTCGGCAGCATCATCCGCCAGCGCCAAGCCGGTCAGGTGCAGCCGCTGTCGATGCCATTCGTTGGCCGCGAGGCGTTCCCCGTTCTGCAATATATGGATCAGGTCAAAGAGGCCCGCACAGGCATCTCAAAGGCGTCTCAGGGGCTAGACGCCAACGTGCTGCAGTCTACCACTGCCAGCGCCGTTGCAGCGACTGTGAGCGCCGCCCAGCAGCACATCGAGCTGATCGCGCGCGTCTTTGCAGAGACCGGCATGAAAGACTTATTCAAGATCGTGCTGCACCTGATCACGACGCATCAGGACGCGCCTCGCATGGTTCGCCTGCGCAATGAGTTTGTGCCGATTGACCCGCGTGTGTGGAATAGCAACATGGACGTGTCGATCAACGTCGCGCTTGGACGTGGCACAGACGCCGAGCGTATGATGATGCTGCGCCAGATCGGCGAGATGCAGAAGGACGCGATGAAGACTATGGGGCCACAGAACCCGCTGACCGACATTACGAAGCTCAGCAACACGTTGAAGGCGATGACAGAACTGGCCGGATTCAAGGATACGTCGCAATTCTGGAGCAACCCCGCAGAGTTTAGGCCGCCTCCGAAGCAGGATAAGCCGGACGTGAACGAGATGCTGATACAAGTGCAGATCCAGCAGATCCAAGCGGACATCCAGAAGAAGGCCGCGCAGTTGCAGCTTGACCGCGAGAAAATGCAGATGGAAGACGACCGCAAGCGTGACGAGCTGGAGGCGGAGCTGTTTGTGAAGGCCGAAGAGATGAAGGCCAAATATGGCGGACAGTTGAACGTGGAGCAGATCAGATCCGAG